GTGGCTATACAGATGGTCACTTGAAGAAAGTTGAAGAGATCAAAGTCGCTAGAACCCTTGCAAAGGGCGACAGCGGTAAGGTCTTTACACTTTCCTCTGCTGGTGGAGCTTTTACTATTACACTCCCTACTGCATCTAACGGTGTAGACGGGATGTACTACGAATTTTTCGTAGAAGAAGAAACTCCAACAGCCGCTATTACACTCGCGGCAGGTAGTGCAATTGTTAGCTTAGTTATGAAAGATGCAGGCGGAAACGCATCGAACTCCACGGTGGGAACCCAGATATCCAACATTGTTATTGGGACTAGTGCCCAAAAAGGTGATTGGATTAAGATGGTTTACTACAGTGCAGAGTGGAATGCTGTGGCCTTGTCTGGTATTGACGACGCTATTACCACTTCATAGTCCGAAACCATAAGGACTACACCTTTGGGCAGGTGGGGGATGATCAATAAAAGGTTGTCCCCAACGCCCTAAAATTTTTTAACAGTTAAACTGGAGATGAAATGGCTATAAAATGTAAAGTTTTCATACATGACACAAGCAATTTAGCAAGTGATGATGGTGACGCTGATGGTAAGTTAGCAGAAGATGTTCAAGATTATGTGAGCACACATATTGGAACAGCAGATATTACTACTCAACTAAATATATCATCTACAATGGTTAATAATGGTAGTCATGTTATGACATTAGTTTTATTAGAAGCAAACTAAGTTAACAATAAATAGGAAGCGACTATGCCTACAGTTGGTAAGAAAAAGTTCCCTTATACAAAGAAGGGGAAAGAGGCAGCAAAAAAACATGCCCAAAAGACTGGCAGAAAAGCCAAGAAAAGTAAAAGGTATTAATGGCTACTTTTGAATCACAGGTAGAAGGCTTAACAAGTCTGTCACTTGACGGTAGCTCTGCCCCCACTCTAACAGAGTTAACTCAATTCTTGACGGATGGGGCCAAGGAGATATTAACGGCTCTGCCTGGTGATAAAAAGTCACTATATGCTACCAGTAACACCCTAAACGCCTCAACTACAACATTAACTGTTGGGGGCTCTGAGGTTTTGAGTGTCATTAGAAATAATGGGACGATCAATCAACCTTGCAGGAAGATTCCAGTTGCATTAAGCGGAAGGGCTCAGGACAGTGCGGAAATGGTATATGGCACCAGCACTGATCCAGTTTGGTGGGTAGCTGTAAATGCACTTAATATATTTCCAACCCCCGATTCTAATGCGGCTACAGTAGAAACTCTTGCTTACCCTGCTGTGGCGTATGGTGATTCTTCGATAACTAAGTTTCCTGATGAGGCGGAATATTTAGTTCTTTTATATGCATCCGTGAAAGCCCTTCAAAATGTATTGGGAAATATGCTAACAAATACAGCTATTGACACCACCGCTATTGCATTGGTTAAAGCTGCTGTTGATCAGGCTGAAACTGCTGCTGATAAATTTGAATCATCTACTGAATCTGTGTTCGGTGATGAAGATACATTCGATACGGCGGCCTCACAGATTACGAGGGTTAAAGGTGCACTTAATAATGCAGAGGATGTAATTAATAGCAATCAACCTTCAGCTACTACAGATGCATTTGGAGCACAAAGTAATGAAGATGTAGAGCTTGTTTCTTCCGCCCTTAGTATCGTACAGGCTGAAATACAGAGAGCACAGGCACATCTTTCTGAATGGACTAGTATAGGTGATATGAGAGTCAAGGAAGTAAATGCGGCACTATCAGAAGCTAATGGATATGTCTCAGAGATTAATACAAGAATGGCGAGAGATAAGCAAAAATATGATTGGTATATGGCACAGCAAGCAAAACTACAACAGGATTATGATAAGGGTTTACAGATTGTGAGGGGTGGATAATTATGGCGGATGTATTTACAAATGTCAAAGTCGGAACAGGATCATCCAGTGATCAAACTACAAGTTGGACGGCGGTAGCCTTAACAACTTCTACAGATTTTGTTCCTTTGGGGGCTATATGGGAAGATAGTGCAACCTTATCTCCTGGTGGAGGCTTTTGGGAGAACACAGGTGTTAACTGGGAGGACTTTGGTTAATGGCATCTAGAAGAGTAACAGTAAAAGAAATTATTAGCAGGGTCCGATTAGTATTCCCTGACGCACCAGAGAAATATATAATGAGCTTGACAAATGATGCACTACTTGAGGCGGGGATGTACAGGACAAAAGTAGAATATGCTAAAGCAAGTAGTGTAGCTGATCAGATGTGGTATGACCTATCAGATGTAGGATCAGGCATAGAAATTAACAAAGTTTTTAGAGTGGATTTTATGGATTCGGATGGAAATTATATCAAGATACCAAGATTAATTGATAATGAAATACTTAAAATGGATATTACATAATGGCTAGTTCAAAAGATCATCCAGAAGATGCGGTTGCTTACTTTATAGTTGGTGACAAGTTAGCCTTAGTTACCACAGACGGGTCCACAGATAACTCTATCCATGAGAAGACGGGTGATTGGAAAGCTATAGATGAGTCTGTTACTAATGGTGTTTTAATTCATTATTATGCGGAGCCCAATGCGGTTAGTGCCGTTACGGACTATCCCGACATAGATAACTCGTTACATGCTATGATTGTCGATTTCATTAAATCAAAATTATATATGGACAGGGCTGGTAGTGGGGGAGATCCCAATGCGGCGGCAACATCTGTATCACTCTCTCAGTTCCACGGAAGGGTGTGGACTGATGCTATTGTTAGACATGGTACTCATAAAAGAGATAAAATTGGAGGGACAAGGGTTGTTAGAACCTTTGACTTTAGACAGGATTAATTATGGCGACATTAACTGGTAATACTATAGCAAGCACATATAAGGATTTACTTCAAGTATCCAACTCTAACTCAGGTGTAGACGCTACTTTACGAGCTATATCTGACGGAGAAGGAACATCCAGTGTGATGTATCTAAGTTCAGCAGCAGCTCAAATGACCAGCGATAGTAAGCTTTATTTCAGAGATACGGGGTTATATATAGCATCTAATGCGGATGGAGATCTTGATATAGTCTCTGATGGCACGGCTATAGACTCAATGAATATAGAATCCGCTGGTGGGATCACGCTTGATGCGGGTAGTTCTACACATGGTATTATCTACGAGGATGATGGTACCACAATGCTTCAGATTACGAATAGCTCATCTGATGTAGTTATTAAACCATTGGTCGATGCCAAGGATATTGTTTTCCAACAGTATGACGGTACAGAGGTAGCCAGGATTGAGGATGACACCTATATGTCCATTGCGGTGGGTCTCAGGGCCGATTCACAGGATGGGGCTGCTATAGGAACATCATCCTATCAGTTCAGTGATCTCTACCTTGCTGATGGAGCTGTAATATACCTCGGGGACGACAGTGATGTTAGTCTGACTCATTATGCTGACAATGGTGTCCTTGTAAACAGTACGCGAAAGATTTATTTTGAAGACGGATCAAATTATGATCAGTATATAGGCAGTGCCGGTTCTGGTGTTACAGCCATAGCGGCTCCAACAGAGATTGACCTAACAGCCACAACTATCGACATTAATGGAAATGTGGATGTATCTGGAACTCTTACTGTAGGTGGTGCACTGGATTTCAGTGATGCGGCGATTACAAATGTAGACACCCTTCAGTTGGATTCTATTGCGGGCGATGGTGATACCAATACCAGCATTACCTTCTCAGGATCTGATGTTATTACAGTAACAACGGGTGGAGAAACTCAGGTAACATTTAACAATGGTTCCATTCTACCCACTACTGATAATGATGTGGACTTGGGATCAAGTTCTTATGAATACAAGGATGGATATTTTGATGGTACCGTATATGCGGACGCTATCAATTTCAATGGAACAGCAATAGCCTCTACAGCCGCTGAATTAAATATTGTTGATGGCGACACATCTGCAACGGGTACTACCCTCGCTGATGCGGACAGGGTTGTAGTTAATGACAATGGAACGATGGTTCAGGTGGCTCTCACAGCTTTTGAAACTTACATGGAGAGCTCATTAGACACCCTCTCAAATGTTACCACAGTTGGGACTTTGGGAAGTGGTGCTATATCGAGCGGATTCGGGGCAATAGACATTGGATCAAGTGCCTTATCTACAACAGGTTCAGTAACCCTTGGAGCAACTACCTTCGGAGATAATGACATTACGAATGTCGGAAGTGTTCAGCTCGATTCGATTGCTGGAGATGGAGACACAAATACATCAATCACTTTTTCAGGATCAGATGTAATTACTGTTACCGCTGGTGGAGATACCCAATTCACCTTTAATAATGGTTCTATACTTCCCACCAC